GATGAGGTTTATAGAGAAAAATAATGCGTGACACAGTTTATTTTACACTACCTAAAATATTACAAAAGTAGAAAAGCCGGAGCGTTATGCTTCCGGCTTTACAATCTAATAATTGTATATTATTTCTTCACATACGTAATTGTCTCATCTTCATAAGAAACATATAATTTTCCATTTCTGATGGCATAATCCATTGTCATACTTCCATCATTTTCATGTATAACTGTAATTTTCCCTCCTGACGTGCTCCAGGCAAAATAACTTTTACCGTATTCGTCGATTTCCCCGTAATCCTCTGCCCATTGGCAACCTGTTCCGTCTTCCTTCAATTCTATGCAAAACACTTCCCACTCAGAATTCGTATCTTCCTCCCAAATTCCGACCAACTGTCCGTCGATATTTGGTTCATCATCTTTAGAACATGAAGGCAAAATAAACATAGGCAAAATCATTGCCATCATAAATAAAACTTTTTTCATAATGCTATATTCTTTTGTTTGTTAAACATTCAACTCTGATAGCTTTCTTAAATCCTCAAACGAATGAACTTCATAAAGAGTTCCTTTTACTTTAACGTAGCCATTTACTTCGCTTTCAGGTGTGTTTCTCACAAATAGTTCCGCAATATCCACTTCTAAGGCATTGGCAATACGTTCCAAAGATTGTAATTGCGGATAATCACCTCTTAATGTCTTATTAAGACTAATATCAGATATACCCATCTTGTCAGCCAAATCTTTTTGAGTAAAACCTTTAGACTGGCAAAGTTCTTTTATTCTTGTTCTAAAATCCATAATACTATATAGTTTTATTGCACAAATATAAGCCTTTATACTAAGTAATACAATGAAAGTCCTAAAATAAATCTATGTAGTTTTACTATTAACATAGTTTAAGTATGTAAATATTGCATGATTAAACTAAATAGTTTTACTTTGCGGCATGAAATAAAACGAAGTAGTATAATCCCCCAAACTAATACATACGATTATGAAGACTATTAGCAGTGAGTACATCAAAGAAATTAAAGAACAAATCAAAGTTATCAATGAAGCTCTAAAAAGAATACAAGAAGCTGAAAAGGTTCAGGATTCAGCGGTAAATAATAGAGAATACAACAAGGCAAAGAATGAAGCTATTGACGCAAGCTCAGACGTAATGATTGCTTTAGAAGAAGCGGTAAGACTTGCATCAGCAATGGGTTGTGAAACTGGTCTATATGAGATACACAAATATCACAAGATTGTAGAACTTGATTTCAGAGAGTCACACAAATAAGTTTAACCGGCAGCCTTTCGGGGGTTGCCACAACATAAGAAAATTATGAGAACAACAAGCTACATGAAAAGCCATAAGGCAAATGAGTTTTACGTGAAGAAGTCAAGAGGCTATTATATGGTCATAGATGGCTATGATATGAGTATGGCTTCTTTAGAAACTACCGAAGAAGCAGCTAATAAAACGGCTAAAGAACTTAATGAAATGAGAGCTAAAAGATTGAATATAGCATAAGTTTAACCAGCAGGGCGAAAGCCCTGCATAATCCCCTACACGATTATGAATACATATTACAAATTTTGTCCAAACGTATTTCTTGCTAAATGCGATGCTAAGCATGAAAAAGGTGAAACCATTCTTGTAACCACAAAATACGGCAAAGAGAATGAAAGCATAGTGTTTAATCTGATATTTGAACGTGATGGTTTCTACTATTATTCGATAGTTCGCGCTGATGGCTTTAACGTTCAAGAATGGGCAAAGCGAAAGGCAGAACACCGGCTGGATTGGGCTGCTACTGCAGAACGAAAGAGTGAAGAATACTTCAAAGCATCAAACAAAGACAGTGATTTTCTCTCGCTGGGTGAACCTATTAAAATCGGCCATCATAGCGAAAGACAACACAGAAAAGCCATTGAAGATGCCTGGAATAATATGGGTAAGAGCGTAGAGTTTGACGAGAAAGCCAGAGAGCATGAAAGAATAGCCCAGTATTGGGCAAACAAGGCTGACACCATAAATCTTTCAATGCCTGAAAGCGTGGACTACTATGAACATAAGTTAGCAGCAGCTAAAGAGTACCATGAGGGGCTGAAATCCGGCAAATATCCACGTGAGCACTCATACTCTTTGACGTATGCAAAGAAAGCAGTAAACGAAGCTCAAAAGAATTTTGATTTGGCAAAGAAACTTTGGTTATAAATCCGGTAGCCTTCGGGCTACCACTATTTGAGATGGTTATGAAAAAAGAAAAGTTAACGGTTAAAGCATCAGATGTAAGAAGCATAAAAATGAGCGTAAATCCGCCCAAAGTGGTAGTGGATGCAGGTTATAGAGTGATTCATGACGGTGAAATAAAATGCTGGGTAGGTATAGGCTGGTTGACCGAAGGCAGAGCGACAAAGAGTGACTACTATAAGATACCAGAAGTTGTAAACGGATAATACGGCTATGAACGAGAAAGAAATCCTGCAAGAAATAATCGAGTGGCTGGGTAATGATACCAGCTACTTGTCTACAAGAACAGACTATGCTAGAGGTTATAAAGATGGCATAGATCGTGCAAAAGAGATAGTAGAATCTATCATCAATGAACATGATTCAGATTTATTAGCAAACAATTAGCGGATTGTTTCGTATGTATTGAATTGTTATTCAAAATTGTCTTCATAATTGGGTATCTTTGTATAGATACCATCGCGGGGTAGAGCAGTGGTAGCTTGCTACTTTGACTTGGTAGAGGTCGCGTGTTCGATTCACGCCCCCGCAACTAACATTTAAAAGTTACACGATTATGGAAATACTTACGCTTATCATCAAACAGAAGTTCTTTGACGAAATCTTGTCGGGCAAGAAAACACAAGAATTCAGAGAAATCAGGCCTACAACACAGAAGAAATACTGCCAGCTTGACGCTGATGGCTATTGTGTCGAGAAAGACGGTGTGTTACAGCCTAAGCATTACGATGCTATCCAGTTTTTTGTAGGCTACAATAAAGATAGAGCCAGCGCACTGGTAGAAGTCAAGGATGCAAAGATAGAGCTGTTTGAAGATGAGAATCACAATCTGATTGAATACACTTATCAAGGTGAGATTTATTTGGCAGCTCAGGTAGTTTATGATCTGGGTAAAGTGATAGAAAAGCATGTTTAACCCTTTAAAATTTTGTTGAGTCAGAACAAACAGAAGTACATTTTCAACAGGTGGCTATCGTGGTGGTCGTAGAGGTTTAACTACAGAAACCGGTGGCTTGTCTCAGGGCGGTAGATTTATTAATCGCAGACAGCAGTATTATAACGTCCGTGTCGGACTTGGTATGAGTGGCGGATAATGATGCTGCAAGAAAGGACATACAGCAATATTGACCTCGTCAGACAAAAGACTGACGGGGCTTTGCTGTTTCTATCGCTGGGTAAGGATTCTTTGGTATTGCTGGACATGATCTATCCGAAGTTTGATAGAATAGTCTGCGTATTCATGTACTTTGTCAAAGGTTTAGAGCACATCGAAAGATGGATTGGATGGGTAAAAGCCAAATATCCGAGGATAGAGTTTGTTCAGGTGCCACACTGGAATCTTACTTACATTCTTCGTGGTGGTATGTATTGTGTACCCAATCCCAAAGTGAAACTTTTGAAGTTGGCCGATGTGGTGAAGGCTATGCAGCTCAAATACGGACTGTATTACACTTTCTTGGGTATGAAGAAAGCTGACGGCATGAATCGCCGCTTGATGCTGAAAGGTTATGAAGCAAACGGATATGAGAATAACGGCATGTGCTATCCTTTGGCCGACTGGACCCAGAAAGACATTCTATCCTACATGAAACAGAACGGACTGCCGGAACCGGTTAGATATTCGCTGAAGGCCAGTTCTGGTGTAGGCTTCAATTTGGATTGTATGCTTTGGCTGGAGAAGAACTATCCGCAGGACTTGCAGAGAATTTACAAAGTGTTTCCGCTTTCAGAGCGGATATTATGGGAATATCATAACAAACAAAACTAATAGGAGGAAAGCCGAGTTAGAAGAAGAAAAACATTACAGGAAATAGATGCTCAAGGTAGGCGAGTTATGGAGTTGGCACGTGAGTTAAATTATCGTGATACCGATTACGGGAGAAGAAATATGCCCAGAGGTGTAAGAGACCGATTTTATAATAGGGCTGTTCCTGCATATAACAGTGTCCGTTCTCGTGCAATGGGGTTAAGCAATGGCTAACATGGAACTATCAAAGTACATCAAGAGCGAATCGGTGGAGCTTAATCGCTCCGCCATTCACTTTGCCAATTATAATCCACGTAAGTTGTCGGACGAAAGCAGAAAGACATTGAAGCGTGGAATAAAGAAGTTCGGTTTGGTGGGTGGCATTGTGGTAAACAAGCGTACAGGCTTGACAGTAGTCAGCGGGCACCAGCGTTTATCCGTCATGGACGAGTTGCAGAAGTTCCCCGACAACGACTATCGCATCCGTGTTGATGTGATAGACGTGGACGAGAAGCAGGAGAAAGAATTGAACATCCTAATGAATAACCCAAACGCACAAGGACAATGGGACTATGACGCTTTGGCTCGACTAGTTCCTGATATTAATTACCAGGATGCCGGTCTGACTGCTGCCGACCTGAATATGATTGGTTGTGATTTTCTTATACAAACGGAAGAAGAGAATTCCATTGCAAACGCACTGGAAGATATGATGGCACCAGTAACAGAACAGAAAGAAGCCGAGAAAGCAGCAAAGCAGATGGAAAGAGCCGAAAAGGTGGCACACATGAAGGAAGTCAAGCAACAGGTAAAGGATGCTGCCCAAAAACAGGCTCAGGATATGGACGCTTATTTAATGCTCTCCTTTGACACGTTCGAAGCTAAGGCTGCCTTCTGCGAGAGATTTGGTTACGACCCCTACTCCAAGTTTATCAAGGGAGAAGTATTCGATGAACAAGTAGAAAGAATAGAATAACACTTTAAAACAAGGAGGGGTGCTGAGTTAGAAAGAAAACATATAGCCAGTTGTATCAACAGTCAAGACGAATAATGTACAACGCTAGAAGGCAATACGGGCTTGGTACAGACAGGCAAAGAAGTATAAGAGACAGAACGAGGTCTATAATGGAAAGATATGCAGCAAGAATAGACAGTTATTTCTCAAAGAGAGGAATTGATATTTATGGCAACAAGCCTGTTTCTCGCCGCATTTATATGGGTAACAATAACGGATGAAATATGGTAGGAGATTTTATTCTTTGGCTAAAGAGGTTTATAAAGCAGAACCTTTTTTGTATCCATCATTACGTTTGGAAAGGGCCTTTAGACTTCCGCTATGAAATCTGTGATAAGTGTGGAAAATTAAAAAAGAGTTGAATGAAAGCATCAGAAGAATTTGGAGAAATTATTGACAGGATAGACAACCTGTTAGGAGCATTGGGGTTGCCTGTGCCAGCAGAGTTTCATGTAAATCAAATGAAACATGAGCTCAGTGAAATTTCGGAGAAATTGAAACGAATATACGTTGAAGAAGAGGGCTAAAACCCCTGGGAGGAATAAATGATGAAAAGTGAATCTCAAAAAAGCAAACATACAGGACGAAAGCCCAAATTTGACTACAAGAGTGAGGAGTTTCTCTCTCAGGTGGAAACGTATGCCAAGAAGGGATTCACGGACAGAGAAATCGCTTTTGCGTTAGGTTTGGCTCCCCAAACGTTCTGTGAGAAGAAGAATGAGCACTCTGAATTATGCGAAGTATTAGCGCGCGGGCGTGCGACCATCACCGCTGCCGTGCGTGCTAAGTTCCTTGCTATGGCTTTGGGCGGTATCAAGACCAAGAGCACCGTTGTCAGGAAGCTGAAAGACCAGGACGGGAATCTGACCGGCGAAGAAGAGCTTCAGGTGAGCGAGAGTGAGCTGGCTCCCAACCTTCAGGCCATGTCCGTCTGGCTGTATCACCATGACGAAGAATGGAGGAAGGTTGAACGCCGTCAGGACGAAGATGCAGATATTCCAAAGGATATTGACCACGGAATTTCTATTGACTCATGGATTAAAGACAAACTGAAATGATTGTACCCCAAGCGATATATCATCCGTTATACACCGATAGCGAGAAGTTTATCATTCTCATTACCGGTGGCCGTGGCTCGGGGAAGTCTTTCAACGCTTCTACCTTCATAGAGCGGCTGACGTTCGAGATGACTCCCACAGAGAAGATAGTCCACCAGATTCTTTATACCCGTTACACGATGGTATCTGCCGGGATGTCTATCATTCCAGAGATGATGGAAAAGATAGATTTGGATGGAACAACGAAGTATTTCAAGACCACCAAAACCGATATTGTAAACCGGATGACCGGCAGTCGCATCATGTTCCGCGGTATCAAAACGTCATCAGGAAATCAGACAGCCAAGCTGAAATCAATACAGGGCATCACCACCTTTGTTTGTGACGAAGCAGAGGAATGGACCAGTGAGGAAGAGTTTGACAAGATTATGCTCTCCATCCGTAAGAAGGGAATTCAGAACCGGATTATCATTATCATGAATCCCTGTGACTCCAATCACTTCATCTACAAGAAATACATAGAGAATACTCACCGGCTGGTGGAGATTGACGGCGTTCAGGTGCAAATTTCCACCCATCCGAATGTACTTCATATCCATACGACTTACTGCGACAATATAGAGAACCTTTCTCCTGAGTTCCTGAGAGAAGTCAAGGAAATGAAAGAGAAGAATCCGGAGAAGTACGCTCATGTGGTTATCGGTCGATGGGCGGACGTAGCCGAAGGTGCCGTGTTCAAGAAATGGGGTATTGTGGACGAGTTCCCCATGTGGTGCAAGAAGGTGGCTATTGGACAGGACTTTGGTTATACCAATGACCCATCGGCTTCTATCCGGTGTGGAATCATTGACAATGCGCTTTATCTGGATGAAGTGGATTATAGAACTGGATTACTTTCTGGGGATATTATAAAGACGCTACGCCCGTGGAATCTGAAAGTGATTGCCGACAGTGCGGACCCGCGACTCATTCAGGAAATCCACAATGGAGGTATCAAGATTTATCCAGTAGAGAAAGGGCAAGGTTCTGTCAATGCCGGTATTGACAAGATGCAGGGAATGGAAATATTCATCACCAAGCGTTCTTATAACCTGCAAAGGGAGTTCAGAAATTATGTCTGGGCAAAGGATAAGGACGGAAACTACATCAACGAGCCGGAAGACCACGATAACCACGGTATTGACGCTGCACGGTATTATGTACTGGGAGAACTTCTCGGTAGAATTATGAAACCCAAAGACGTTTCAGGAATATTTGGACATTAAACTTTAGAATATGATACGCTTTATACAAACCTCAGAAGAGTCTGGAGACTGTTCAGCTTATTACGATGTAAAACTGGATAGACCTCATACAGTTGGTGAGTTCATAAACTTAGTTCTCATTGAAAGAAAAGGAGAATGGGGTAAGTTTGAAATTTATAGTCCAAACGTGAGTTGGTTGGATTATAAAAAATACGAATACCGCTATGGAGTTTTGAACGATGCAATTCCCAAAAACTTGTTAGAAAAGAAAATAATTAGCATAAAGGCTAATGGCGGCTGGACTAATATGGATTACCTTTTAAAGTTGGAACAATAAATGTAATAATATGAGAACCTTAGAAGAAATTTTAGCTATACCTGAAATAGAGAGAAAAATCTACTATCTGAAGAAAGGACGAAAGACCGAGCAACCAAACGCTCACGCTCTTTACAACGACTGGAATCCGAACAAGCACGAGATAGTGATAGATGAAGAGAAATACCCGAAAATCAAAATCACGACCCAGCCTGAGAAACGGATTACAGACCCGACAACCGGGAAAGAATATATTGAGCCGGCGGTCAGGAAAGAAGTTGACCCAAACAGGATTGCGCTTCCTATCGAACAGGACATCGTGAACATTCAGACTGCCTTCACCGTGGGAACAGAACCGGTCCTTGATTGCCAGCCGGATGAATCGGAAGAAAGCCTTCTTTCCACATTGAAGAAGGTGTTCAAGAAAAACAAGCTGAAATATCAGAACAAAAAGGTGGTCCGGGCATGGCTGGCCGAGCAGGAAGTGGCCGAATACTGGTATGTGGTGAAGGATGACGGCTTCTGGGCAAAGCTCAAACGAAAGATTTCAGGAATCTTCGGCAAGTCAAAGCCTGAGTACCGTCTGAAGAGTGCCATCTGGTCCCCGTTCCGTGGCGACAAGCTCTACCCTTTCTTCAATGACCAGGGAGATTTGGCGGCCCTATCCCGTGAATACAAGAAAAAAGACCTGAACGATGTAGAGATTACCTGTTTCATGACCATTACCAAGGATATGGTTTATCAGTGGGAACTGACAAGCAACTGGACTGACAAAGGCTCATTTGCTCATGGATTCAAGAAGATGCCGGTGATTTATATGTACCGTCCGGAAGCGTACTGTGAAAAGATAAAGAGTCTCCGTGTAAGACTGGAGAAACTTCTTTCAAACTATGCAGACTGTATCGACTACCACTTCTTCCCTATCCTCATGCTTTTTGGTAACGTGGAGAATTTCTCAGGTGAGTTCAAGAACCGTGTGGTCGAGCTGACCGGTCAGGGAGCAAATGCCCAGTATCTTACCTGGTCTCAGGTGCCCGATACGGTAAAATTTGAGGTGGAGACGCTGTTAAGTCAGATATACGGACTGACCAATACGCCCAGAATCTCTTTTGACTCACTGAAGGGTACAGGAAACGCTGTCTCCGGTGTGACTTTCGACTATGTGTTCATGTCCACCCACCTGAATGTGGAGAACCTGAATGAAACCGTCGGCGAGTTCATGCAACGACGTGTAAATTTCCTCATATCAGCTTTGGGTTCCGTGAATTCCACCCTTGAAGAAGCCTCCGAAACCATTGACGTGGATGTGCAGATGCAGCCGTATAAGCTGGAGGACATCAAAGACAAGATAGACACGGCAATCAAGGCCAAGGACGGTGAAATCTGGTCTCAACAGCGAGCCATTACCTTTGTGGGGAACGTGGATGCAGTTCTGGATGAGATTGAAGCCATCAAGGAAGAGCAAGCTGAGAAGCAGAAGAACGACATTGAGAAGCAGAAACAGCTTTTCTCTCTCAAAAGTTCCAGTAACAAATCTGAAGAATAGAACAATCAAGTCAGAAAAATTACGAGGTTTATACAAAACAGACGAATGGAAATCTAAAATATTTACCAATTGAGTAGCGGTATCTCTCGAGGTATCGCTATTTTCTTTATCATAGTAAAAACATGAATACTTCTTTGTAATTATTCGTTATTTTACTATATTTGCATCGTAATTAAGTCTTAAACGCTATGAGCTACAAATCAGTTAAAGACGTTGTAACGCTGCTTACTGAAAATGGCTTTTGGTTCGTGAGGCAGAAAGGCAGTCACATGGTTTACACTGATGGTAGCCATGTAGTGATTGTCCCAGACCACGGCAAGAAAGGCGTTGAGAAAGGCACTTATTACAACATTCTGAGGCAAGCGGGGCTAAAATAGCCCCCGCCTCTTTTGTTTAACGATAAAAAGGAGGTCAGTATGAAAACCGTAGAAGTGATTGTAGAACATGCTGGAAATAATCTTAGTGCCTATATTGAAGGTGCTCCGGTAATTACTGTCGGCAACGATGTAAAGGAAATCGAGAAGAACATGAAGGAAGCTGTTGAACTTTACCTGGAGTCATGCAAGGAGATGAACATCGCTCCGGTGGAAGTTTTGCAGGGAGAGTTCACCTTGAAATTCAAGATAGATGCTGCCACTTTTATCAACTATTACAGCAGTATCTTTACTAAAGCTGCTTTGAGCCGGATAACCGGAATTAATGAGCGTCAGTTGTGGCATTATGCGGCTGGAGTACATAAACCGCGCAAGCAGCAGTTGGAGAAGATTCAGAAAGGTATTAATGCTTTGACAGAAGAACTGTCTGCTATAAATTTGTTGTGATTATGATAGAAATCAAAGAATTAAGAGTTGGAAATTGGGTTATAAAAGATGGTGAAAATTATAAAATCACTAATGTTAATGATTATATTGCTAGTATAGTAAATCCTATAAGCCTTAGACGAAAAATTATATCAAGATATTATATCAGACAGTAATAATTTAATTTTTTTAGATGGAAATTCAAATATATATGACAAGATTACTATTGAGCATTTAAGCCAAAGTATAATATTGAGACTTTCATATTTGAATTTTGAAATTAAATATTTACATCAACTACAAAATATATTTTTTGATTTAACAAGTGTAGAATTATCTGTTGATAGTTACATTAAATAGTTATTTATCTCAGCGTGATTACTCCTGTAGTCACGCTTTCTTTTTACCTAAAAACGAACATTCTCTTAATTGTTTCGTATCGTTAGCCTTAAAATTTCCCCTTCCCTTTCTCTATAAGTAAATTTACCGTATGAAATTATTAATCAAACTCATACGGTATGACAATCTTTGAACAAATCTTGGCAGGACTGCAACAGAAATTCGCTGGGGTGGACACTGCCACACTCACCCGTATCGCCACAAAGAAGGCAGAGGGTGTAACGGACGAAACGAAGGTGACCTCCATCGTTGAGGGTATCTCATTTCAGGACGTGATGCAAAACTATGGTGATTTCCGTGCAGGACAAGCGCAGACTTCCGCTGTTTCAAACTACGAGAAGAAGCATGGACTGAAAGACGGGAAACCAATCGAGAATCCGAAACCAGAACCACCGAAACCCAACGACCCTCCAAAGCCACAGGAAACGGACATCACAAAGATGATTGCCGACGGTATCGCCGCTGGAATCAAGCCATTTGCTGACAAGCTGGCCAAAATGGAGGAAAATGAAGCGCAGGCGCAGCGCAATTCTCAGATTTCAGCAGTGGCGAAGAAGTATGGTATTCCCGAATTTATGCTGAAAGACCGCAACATCCCTGAAAACACGGACTTGGATACTTATTTCAAGGACATGAAGCAGGATATGTCTAACAACGGTTTTCAGTTCTCCAAAGCTCCTGAAACTGCCGAACAGAAGCAGGAGAAGGAAGCGAGCGAGTTCGCCAAAATGATTGAGGCGGACACAAAATCTATTGTCGAACAACAAAACAAGTAATTTATGTCAGCAGGATTTAAGTACAACATTGAGCCTGAACCGTCCATCGAGGAACGCTATGACGTTTCTACCGGAGTAAGACGTAGAGGCCCTTACAAGCTGGATACGGCCAACCTTGTCACTGGTTCGTTCCTTCCATCCTTCACTCCGATTGCCGCTGATTTGGTAAAGAAAACCGCTCAGGTGGCCATCCGTGTAGAAGTCTATGAAAAGTTTACCACCGGTTCCAATACCACATTGAAAATCAAGAAAAACTCTTTGGCTTATGTGGGTATGCATCTGGGTAATGGTTCTCATGGGGCTACCATCAACAGTATTGACAAATCAAACAAAGATTTCGATAAGTTGACGCTGTCTGCCGACTTTGGCGAAACATTGGAAGCTGGTACTGTACTCTATGAAGCTACAGCGGTAAGCGGCACAACTCCGAAAGTCATTGCTAACTCAGCCTTGTACGGAAGAGTACAAGTAGAAGAAGGCATTGTATTAGTTGCTCTTTTGATGCGAGCATTCGAGATTGAGCCTACCAAATTGGTTATGCCTTTCTCTGACATTGACAAGGCCAACATGCCGCATTTCCAGTTCAACGCTCCTGACGTTACTCAAAGTGGAAAGGCTGTAGTTGCCAAAGCGTCTTCCAGTCAAGATGGCTTGATGAGTAAAGAAGACAAAGCTAAATTGGATGGTATCGCATCCCAAGCCAACAAATTCACTTTGTCTGCAGCAACATCTTCTGCTCTCGGAGGTGTAAAGCAGGGTGTTAAAGTAGATGATGCTACTGGGCAGGAAGATGCACATACAAAATTGAATGCCCTTCTGGCATCTTTGAGAACAGCAGGTGTAATTGCAAGCAAATAAAGAAAGGAGGTAAAACATGATGCTAACTATTCATACTCTGTTTAATGACCCCAATATCGTAAACGCCGTTATCCAGCGCGTCCTTCAGACTCGTAAGGATACAATCTACTGGCAGCAGTATCTTGATTTCCGTAGAACGACTACCCGTGTATTCAAGGACTACATCGGTCAGGTTACTGGAGTGATGGCCGGTTCCATTAACTCACGATACGGCGAGAAGCCTATCCGTGAACGTAGAAACATTGGTTCGGGATACGGTGAAATCGCTTATCTGGGTGATGCCTACCAGATTTCCATTGACCGTTTGTCAGAACTGCAGGACTTGATTGACAAGTTCAATGCAGCAAAACCTGCTGACCAGGTAGCAGCCATGCAGGAAATCGTGAATTTCATCTACGACGATTACCGCCAGGTACTTTTGGCAGCTCACAAGCGCATGGATATTATCGTAGGTTCACTTCTGATGACCGGAGAAGCAACAGTCAAGAACAAAGACGACAATGCCGGAGGTGTCGACCTTCTTAACATTGAATTGCCGTTCAAGTTCATCAAACCTGATACAGGTGCTAAAGCGAACTTCATTACCTATTTGCAACAGCAGATTAATGCACTGAAAGCTGACTATGGAAACTTCCAAAAGATGATTATGTCACGAGGAACTTTCGTGAAGAATATCATCGGGTCGGCTGAGTTTGGTGACAAGTTCAAGATGCAGCTTACAGGAAATGAAATGTACCTTTCAACCGGGTTGATTACCTCTCAACTGGCTTCCCAAGTGTTCACTGGCATCGGGCTTCCGGCCATTGAAATCAAGGAAGATTACGTAAAAGACCAGACCGGAAAAAACGTGCAGATTTACGCCGACGACCGTATCACCTTGCTTCCGCAGGATAAGGTCGGTTATATGCGTTTCCACACTCCGTACGAAGCAGTGGACGGCGTACCTGGACGTAACTACACCCAGGCAGACGGTGATATGCTTATTTCCGGTTACAAGGACAAGAACGGTCGTTATTTGGAATACACTGCAGAGTGGATTCCGCAGATTACGAACCCGAACCTGATTGTGAACTTTGATTTGTCAACCATGAACGAATGACAGTAAACGGCTACATATCACAGAAGTTTCGGACCTTTGGCATCAACTTGTCGGAGGCTGACCTTTTGGAGATAAGTTTGTCTTCAGAAGTAAGCGGAGAGGATGAGATGGGCCCGTCAAACATCGGACTTGTTTCGGTGTCTATGGCGAAGTTCATCCCCTCTCTATTACTCCGTGCCACTTCCATCAGCGAGAACGGTTTCTCTATGTCATGGGATACAAAAGGCTTGAAGGAATACTATTCTTTCTTGTGCAAGAAGTATGGTCTTGAAGACACGCTGTCAGATAAACCTAAAGTCAGATTCCTATGATATTTGCTCCACATACATTACAGGTTAAGGTATTTACTCCGATGGAAACAGACGAGTTCGGCCGGCCCATTCCCGGAACCGGTGGAGAAAGCTGGCAGGACGTATGTAAGTGCCGGTGCGACGATAACTCAACCAAGGAGTTTACTTCGGAGAATGGCAAGGTGTACCGACCGAACTATCACGTAGTCTGTGAGAAGAAAACCTCACTGAAGGCTGGTGATGAGGTCAGATGTATGGATGGCGATAATATCCGTGGAACTGGCAAGGTTTACATGGTGAAGAATACAAACTATTTTGGTTACTCAGAGATATGGCTGTAAAATTTGATTTTTCGGACGTGGATAGCTTTTTCGAGCAAGGCTATGCCGAGGTGAAATCTGTTGAAGATAAAGTTGGCAAGGAAGCTGTCGATTACGCTGTGAAGAACGGAAGTTATCAGAACCGGACCGGCACGCTCCGCAAGTCAAACAAGTATTCAGTTCAGGACGACGGGCTGGAGTTGAGGAATGAAGCCGAATACGCTTCTTTCGTGGAATCCAAAGGTTACGAAGTCTTGACTGGTGCAGTCCTGTTTGCTGAGAGACGATTGAAGGAGGAAATCAAATGAAGAAATACATTGGTACAAAACAAGTAAGTGCCACCCCTGCGTGGCGTATTGATGGCAAGGTTTACCCCAAAGATGGAGAAGTACCTCGCTCTATGAACCGTGAAGATGGTTACAAAGTTGTGTATGAGGACGGTTACGAAAGCTGGTCTCCTAAAGATGTCTTTGAAAAGGCATACAAGGTTGCCGAAACTTTTCTTGACCGATTAATGATTGAGCGCAAGGAATTGGCTGAAAAGTTGGAAAAACTATGTTTGTTTATAGATTCTCCAAAATTCATGGATGTTGTGAAAGATGAAAATCAACGAGAACTGCTTATTAAGCAACGTGATTACATGGGTGAATATCTCAACATTCTTAATCAACGTATCAAGACATTGGAATGATAACAACTACCGACATAGCGAACATTCTCTACCGTGACTGCAAGACCTTCGGTATTGAAATCGTTCCTCACGGAAAGAAGCTGACTGGCGAATTGAAATCAGAAAGGATTGTCATTCACGCTAAAAAACAGCAGCCGGGCACGTACTGGAAGAAATCCTTCGTCGAGGTGAATCTTTGCGTTCCTGACCTGAAGGAAGGAGAAGCCAACACCATCCGTCTGAACGAGTTGGAGAAACAGGCGCAAGAATTGTTTGACGGAGTGACCGGACGCTATGACGGAACAACCTATCATTATTCCATCGACACAATCGGGACAGAGGAGGACACAGCCTTAAAGTGTCACTATGTGAATGTAAGAATTTTGTTTGAAGTTTTAAATGTGAAATAACATGGCAGAAGCAAAGAAAGTCACAGCCGCGAATATCAAGAAGCTTTGGTATGGCGAAACAAGCGAGATTACCGCAGATTTGACAGGACAAGCCTTGCATACTCTTTTGCAGGGTGAAACCTTGAAAGAAATCAAGAATATCCATCAGGATACATGGACGATTGAAGAAGCGGAAGCAAGTCGTACAAATTACAAGAACCAGCTCACGAATCAGACCTATCGAAGTGATAAGGAAATGGGTGATGTTACTGTAAACTTCACTATCGGTGAGTATGACTATCCTACTAAGAAAGACCTTATGGGTGGTGATATTATTAACACTGATAAGGGTTGGAAACGAGCAAGAGGCAAGGTAAACATTGAGAAGTTACTTGTTGCTTTGACTGACGATGACCAGTATTGTGTGATTCCCCGTGCTGACATCGGTGCACGTGAAGCCACAACAGACAAGGCTGTCGGTATTCCTGTAAGTGCGGTGGAACTGGAACCACAAAATACTGCTGTTGCACCGGAATACTGGTTTGACTCATCTGAAGTAACAGCAGGTGCTTAATGCCTATCCAATAGGTAGAGATTGAATTCCATAACAGGGGTGGGCTTTATGGCTTCACCCCTTAATTTTTATCTTTTATCAGAATGAATCAAGGAGCAAAAATAGTAACTGAATCCATTATCGGAAGTGATTTCAGAACGGTGTTTGTCGCTGGGAAAGCCTACACGCTCTACCCTCCTACTATCCACAAGCTGGCCGGAGCAATCTCCCATTTGTCAGGCGTACAAGAAGCGGACAATTTGAAAGAAGTTCTGCTCTCCCTGGGAGAAAGCGAGGCTTACAGCAAGGCTCTTTCCTGGCTGATAGCTGGTGACGAAAGTTTAAGTGAAGAACTTGCACAAGGAACATATGAAGAGAATGTGAACGCTTTGGATGAAGCACTCTCTATGATTGACTCAAAGGTTTTTCTCAAAGCTGTCAGCTTGGCGAGGAACGTAAGTCTGCTGGCAGCGAAACCGAGGTCGTAGGAAATGACACTCTCTTGGGGCAGATTGCATCGTTCATGGAAAATCTGCATCTGTCATACCGGGAAGTGGTCTATGAGATACCATACAGGAATTTAGTATTAATGCAGCGTGACAAGCTCCATACAGTTACCGGAACCAAGGTTACAAAGGTGAAGGGTAAGGATATGGCTTCACGCAGAAGAAGAAATAAATAACAAATATGCCAAAGTTAGTGTTCAAAGTGTCGAGTGACTACCAAGAGGTGATTCGACTGAGACAGGAATGTGAAAAGCTGGAAGCCCAGCTCAAGAAGATGGACGTAAACAAATCCCCTGCAGCTGCCAAGGCTTTAGAAACGCAATTGGCATCCACTCGTCAGCAGATGATGGGACTGGTAACTGAGGCGGCCAAGGCTGGTGCTGTGATGGAGAATGACCTTAAGAAAAAACTTAATTCCGCGTCAAAGGCCTCCGATGAGCTGACAGAGGAAATCATCAAACAAAGGAAAATCATCCGTGATACGCAGGATGATGTCAGACGGCTGTCTGATGAATATTCAAAGATGGGTAAGTATTCTCCTAATTCAAAAGCTAAATTAGCTGAACTGAACCGAGCTAAAGCAGCCTTGAACGAGCAGAGATATTCCCTTGGCGAATTACAGGACCAGCAGGCCAGAAACAGGCTCGAAGTGAGGAAACTTACAAGAGAGTACAAGGATTTTTCCAGTGGGACTAACAACGCTGATGAGATAGTAAAATCCCTGACGGATTCTTTAAAGCGTACAGCCGCTGAAATAGGTGGACTTGTGGCGATAAAGAAATTCGGCTCTGATGTGATTGAAGCAACCGGAAAGATGCAGCAGCTACAGGTAGCCTTATCCACTATATTGCAGGATAAAACGAAAGCCGACCAACTCATTGCTGAAATCGTACAGTTTGCTGCTAAGACCCCATTCAATCTTGACGATGTAGCAGAAGGCGCAAAACAACTTCTTGCATATGGCTCATCTGCTGATAAGGTTATTGAAGAACTTTCCATGTTGGGTGATGTGGCTTCCGGTTTGCAGATACCTATCGGTCAACTGATTTATCTTTATGGGACATTGCGTACCCAGGGACGTGCAATGACAGTTGACATCCGTCAGTTCGCCGGACGAGGTATTCCAATCTACGAAGAACTGGCCAAGGTATTAGGAGTTTCCAAAGACCAGGTAGGTGAACTTGTGAAGGAAGGTAAGGTAGGGTTTAAGGAAGTTGAACAGGCCTTCAAAAACATGACATCTGAGGGAGGAAAGTTTGCCAACCTTATGGAGAACTCTGCCGGGACGTGGCCCCAGCGACTGTCGAATATCGAAGATACCCTCTTCCAGAAAATGAATGAATTCGGGAACAAGTATAAGGAAGTTTTTGAGTTTGGCATCGGTACAGCCGAGAACTTGGTGGAAAGTCTTGATGATGTAATTGCTGTCATGGGCGGACTGATAGCGGCTTATGGAACCTACAAGGCTGCACTAATAGCAGCAGCCGTAGCGCAGAAGGCGGTCGGATTCGTTGAAAGTATCCGTCTGATTGGAATGTACAGAAAGGAATTGGGACTGGCCACCGCTGCACAGCAGGCTTTCAATCTGGCATCGAAATCGAATGTGTATGTCACCTTGTTGGCTGCGTTGGTAGGAATCGGTACGGCTATTTACATGTTCACCAAGAGAACCAATGAAGCAACTGCAGCACAGGAGACGCTTAATTCGGTGAACAAAAAAGCCGATGAGGAATTTTCCAAGCAGGCAGCAACGGTTGACAGGTTGTCCGGCATATTGAAAAGTGAAACTTCATCCATTGACCAGAAGAAGAAAGCCTTGTCTGATTTGCAGACCATCATTCCTTCTTACAATGCCAGTCTTAATGAAGAGGGTCGACTGATAAACAACAACACTGAGGCCATTAAATCCTATCTTACGCAACTGGAAAAACAGATACGGATGAAGGCTGCTCAGGAAGAACTGGAGGAACTGTATCGCAAAAAACGGACTCAAGAAAAGCAGCAGAAAGTCGCTACGGAGAATTACAATGAGGCTAAATCTTTGTACAATTCATCTGTGACAATGACTGGAAGCGCATTACAAAACAGAGGAGTCAATACAGGTGTGGCCGTATTCTCTCAAAATAGTGCAGTAAACAATCAGCTCAAAGATAGTACGAATAAGGCCAAGAAAGAATTGGATTCCGTAAACAAGGAATTAGGCGAAACGGTTTCTGCCATCACTGAACTGGAAAAAGAAATTGAGAAATCGTCTTTATCCGATAATAAAGAATCCCCACAGTCTTCCATATCCAAAGAAGTAGAAAATGCCACCATACGTATCAAGACACTCAAACAAGAGATTGCCGACCTTCGTAGCGGAAAATTACAGGCAGAAGCCGGTAAAACCGTAGAATCTGCTATCAAGGCAAAGGAAAAAGAGTTGCAGAGTACAGAAAAAACCTTGGAAACACTTACTGGTATCAGCTACAAATCAGAAAACAAGAAGGTCGTAGATAGCCAGCAAAATCTTTCTGATGAACTTTTACAACTCATTAGGACCAATCAACAGAACGAAATTAACCTAATGGAAGAAGGTTCTGAAAAGAAGCGCAGACAGATTGAACTGGATTACCAGCGAGAAATCGATGAAATTAGGAAACAGCGCAAAAAATGGGAAGATGCGCAAGGAGGAAAGCTTACGTCTGAACAGCGGGAAGTATTAGGAAGTCGTGCGTCTAATGCCATGCAGTCACGTGAAAAAGGGCTGGCCGAAATTACGAAAGCCGAAAATCAGGCTGCAATCGAGGCTAATGAACGCTACCTGAAAAGCTATGGTACATTTATGCAGAAACGTGATGCAATCATAGCTGAGTACACCCGTAAAATCTCGGAGGCTGCTACTCAGGGAGACAAGGACATACTCCAGAAAGAAATGGATAAAGCTCTCTCCTCTCTTGATCTTGAGAAGCTGAAACAGGGAATCAATTGGGAACTTATCTTCGGTGACTTGGATAAGGTATCCAAAGAATCCTTGAACAAGGTAAAGCAGCAGCTTAGGGACTTCAAGAACTCCGAAGAATACAAGAATATGGCTGTTGACCAGAAGAAGGTCATTGACGAGGCGTTAAGCAACATCCAGTCAACTCTTATTGACAAAGGAGGATTGCTGGCCGACCTACCCGAACAGTTAAGCGAATTGGCCAAGGCACAGGAAGAACTGTCACAAGCTCAGGAGGAATACAACGAAGCCATGAGAAGCGGAACAGATGAACAGAAAGAAGCGGCCACGAAGAAACTGAATGATGCCCAGAAAAGACAGCAGAACGCTCAGGTCAATGTACAAAAGTCGACAGATAAAACGACAAGCAACCTTGTCACATTGTCGAACGTCATTACCCAGCTTGGTTCAAATTCTGAAATTTCACTCTCTCAGGTCGGTGATTTGGCCGGAAATATAGTAGACATATTTGCAGAAGAGAGCGAGAAACTTGGAGGTATAATTGGAGCTGCATTTTCTCTTTTAGATGCTATCGGGACACAGGGGCTGGATGGTTTCGTCAGTAACATATTCAGTAGTGTCTTTAAGTCTGTAGGTGGAATATGGGATACTTTGACTTTCGGCGGATTCAGCAAACTCTTCGGTATTGGAGGAAACGAAAAAGAGGTGCAGGATACCATCAACAGACTCACGGACAGAAACGAAAAGCTGCAGTCTGCCATCGAATCCCTTACGGAAGAAATGAAGTCCAGCAAGGGAAGCGAGAAATCCGTAGCAGAGTACAATAAAGCCATCAAGTATCAGGAGGAATACAACAAGAATGTCCTTGCAAAAGCGCAGGCAAATGCTGGCTATCACAGCAGCCATCATAGCTGGGCCTATTACATGGGCTGGTCGGAAAGTGACATACAATGGATTCGAGAAAATGTCATGGCAGAATTCACAGGTACAGATTCCTTGTGGCAGATGTCGCCGGAGCAGATGGACTTATTACGTCAGAATGTAGACTTGTGGCAGAAAATGGCCGATTCAGGAAAAGGAGGCTATGGAAATGCTGTCGTTGATGCACTAGATGAATATGCAGATCTGGCCGGAAACCTCGAAGAACTGAAAGAGGGACTTTTCGAACAGCTTACCGGAATAAGTTTTGATTCCATGTATGATAGTTTCATCGATACCCTCATGGATATGGATGCCTCGGCGGAAGATTTTGCGGATAACCTATCCGAATACTTTATGCGTGCCATGCTTTCAGACAAAATTGGTAACATGTACAGCCAGAAGCTTGAAAACTGGTGGAACAGATTCGGTGAAAGTATGAAGGACGGAAACCTGAGTGAGAGTGAACGCAATTCACTCCAAAACGAATATATGGGGTACGTGAATGAAGCATTGAAACTACGGGATGAACTTGCAGCAGCTACCGGATACGACAAGGCTGGCAGCAGTTCCCAGCAGTCGGCCTCCAGCCGCGGATTCGGTACGGAAATGACGCACGAGGATGCCGGGGAACTGAGCGGACGGTTTACAGCCGTATATGAGTCCAATCTTCGTATTGAGACGGCAGAACAGCAGCAAACGATAGCCATTACCGAACTGCGAGGTTCCATCGGTTCCCTGACATCACAAGCAACCGGATTGTACAACATCGCCGACGAGACACGTACCATCCTGGCCAATTCCTATCTGGAGCTACAGCAAATCAGAGAAAACACAGGCGAAATTGTCAAGCCTATCAAACAGATGCAGGCCGACATTGCCGAAGTAAAACGTAATACATCAAGATTATGACAGGAGATTTATTTATTAACGGGAAGGATGCCTGGAGCACATGGGGTGTCCGCATGGGAGACGGATTTCTGGATGCTATTGACGGATTCAATCAGATGAAAGATTATATCGAGGACGAAAGCCGCCTGGAACATGGGAAAAGAGTGATAACGGACAATGCAAAAGTCGCATCAAGGGAAATTACTTTACAATTCACTATTGAAGGAAATTCCAAAAGCGACTATCGGACAAAGAAGAAATCTTTTCAGTCAGAACTAGAGAAAGGTGCCGTAAACATCAAAATCCCAACTCTTGGAAACGAAGTCTACAAGCTGGTTTACCTGGGGAAAAGCATCTCTTACGGGTTGAGTTTAGACCGTTGTTTCGGTAAGGTTTCAAGCCGATTTGAAGAGCCGAATCCTATGGATAGGAGCGAATAACAAACATTTCCTTTATTGTTTCAAATGGAAGTCCGGATTTTTAGGGCTTCCATTTGCTATTTATGAACTTTGGGGTATGATTGATATTAAAGACATATCCGGTAAGACAAGATTTTCCACTCCTATCAATAAAGGAGCCAAAGGAAAGTTTACGCTGATGAAAGAGGACTACATCGTTCTCCCCTTTTCCGTGCCTGAACCTATATATTTTAAACTTGGAGACTATGTAGACCTTTCCGGGGTTCTGGATGATTCACTGGGCGGCTTACTTTCAAAAGTATATGAGGTAACAGACCTGCAGAAACCTTCTTTCAATGCTTCTACCGGTGGATATGATTATGAGCTGAAACTGGATGCTTACTACTGGAAGTGGAAAAACAAAATTTTCAAATACACTCCTGAACACGCAGGATATGAAGCGTCATGGTCTCTCACCGCAGCCCTTGATGTACAGCTTGGTGTGTTCTTACGTAACCTGAAAGCACTCGGATATACTTATAAGGGAACAGATTTCACATTTGATATAGATTCAACAGTAGAGAATAAGGCAGTTGCAATGACGTATGACAATATGAACCTGCTGGATGCCTTATTCTCAATGGCGGGTGAGGATAAGTGGAACTGTGATTGCTGGATAACGGACAACGTAATTCATTTTGGGCGAAACGAATTCGGTGATGCCGTCAAAATCGAGTTAGGGGTTGAAGCGTCTGCCATGACTCGCAGTGAGAGCAAAGGCACTTATGCCACCCGCATTTATGCATTCGGATCTACAAGAAACATACCTGAGAACTACCGTCCCATTGAAGAGCAGACGGTAGTAAACGGAGTTGTGCAAAGACGACTTATGCTTCCCGCTGGTACGCCATACATAGATGTGTATCCTGACATGAGCCAGGAAGAAGCAATTGAAGACATCGTGGTATTTGACGAGGTATATCCCCGACTTGAAAGTACGATGTCAAGTGTATCTACGAGGACGGAAACCGTTACAAATGAAGACGGAGGTCAGGAAACCGTGACTTACTATCGCTATCGTGATACTGGCCTGAATTTCTCCAAGGACTACATACTTCCGGGACAAGAGCTGACAATTATCTTTCAGTCCGGCAAAATGAATGGTTTGGAGTTCGGTGTTATTTTTGACCCGGACAACAACGGAAGCCAGCTTTGGGAAATTGTCCGCAGCGAAGACTACGGACGTCCATTGCCGGATGATACCATATATCCTGAAAATGATGACAAGTATATCCTTTCCGGTTTTGATCCAAAGTTTGTTTCTGTACAAATGATTCCGGACGCGGAGCAGGAACTGAAAGAGAAGGCACAGAAGATAGCAGACCAGCGAAAAAAGGACGATGGTACATACTACACTACCCTCCGGTCAGAATGGGTTAATGAAGACAAGCTGAAACGCTTTTTCGAGTTCGGGCAAAAGATAAACCTGGTCAATAAAGCCTTTTTTGAGAATGGTCGTGAAAGCCGTGTTCTCGGATGGGAGTTTAACCTTGACATTCCATGGGATTCTCCGGTATATACTATTGGGGAAAGTATGCCCTACTCTCGCCTTAATGATGTGGAAGAGAAACTGGAGTCGATTACGTATAAAGGGCATACTTATGTTGGAGGCGGAGGAAGTAGCATATATGTGATTAAGACCAATGATTCTACTGCCCCATCGGACAGTAACGTATTTTCGGCAAAACGGTCACTTGCAACATTATTGAGAAAGGACAAGGAAGACCAGACAAACTATCTCATTAAGCTTCTTGGCGGTATCATATCTCCTTTCCTGGAATCAATTGACTTCGTGACTGGTATGATGGGTGCTGGTATGTCATTCTCTTCAGAAAAGGGCGGCGAGTCTGTCGGATGGATTGACAAACTGTACGTGCGAAAGAAAGCCATATTACAGTTACTTTCTATCATGGAGACCGAGCTGGCTGGAGCTTCCATGATGTTTAACTCTTCAGGAGCACGGGCTACGATAACCAAGGTCGAGTTTATAGAAAAAAAGGGAATTCGTTTCAAGGATGGTAAAGGAGTCAAGTTCTCAGACGGGAAAAGAGGTTACTCATCTCCTGGAACTTATGGTTCTGTTTATCGCTGTTACTTCCTTGCAGATGATGGTGAGAAAGCCATAGAAAATCGTTTTAAGCCAGGGAATTTAGTACGCTCACAGTCCTTTAATATTAAGGAAGGCGCGTATGACGGCGTATCCAATCACTATTGGTGGCGTCTGGTGGAAAATGTCGGTGATAACTGGATAGATGTATCCGTGAATCATTGTGACGAAGGAAGCGATATACCCAAGGAGGGTGACGTGGTTGTACAATTGGGAGACATATCGGACCCGGATTTCCAGTCCGCCATCGTGCTTTCCGCCTACGGAGACGGTGCGCCATATCTGACATTCTATCAAGGAATCAACAGTTACTCACTATCAGAGAGAGACATACTTACGGCAAGGTATGACCGAGTTACGAAAGAATGCCGATTCCAAATCGGCCATGAAGGAAAGAATGGCTGTTTTCTATATTCACCATCAAAGGGATTGCGTGTTGAAGGAATGATTGAAGTACTGGGCGGTAACGGTATGTCAAATTTTGACGATGCTTTGGACTTCGCCGAACAGGTGAATGACCGTATGGCCCAGTATATCGGATATGATGGATGGGAAAGCCTGGTTGGTGAAGCGCTGGCAGGTAGGACTATAATAAAAGGCGGGGTTATCAATACGGACTTGATAAATGCGGCTGTCATCATCACATCGGAATTGATTGCCGGTGCCATCAAAGCCAAGAAACTTGAAATTGGTGATGGGAAAAAAATCTATTCAACGATAGATACGGATGGAAGAGCGACATTTGTTGATGTTACAGCTATTAATGGATATTTTGAGGACGTGCTTATGCGCGGCTCCCTTAGAAGTCCATTTTCCAAGGTATCCGATTCATTTAACACGAACTACAATGATAACATCATTATTGAGGGTGGAGGTTCCTGGACAAAGGTATATTCAATACCAACAGGAAAAGAACAGATAGGAAGAAAGATTACCGTATGTTGCATTGGTACAGGAGAGGCGTCAATCTCATCAAGTAATGCAAAGTTCTACGAATATGGAAGAAGTTACGATGAGTTGATATTGAACAAGGAGATAGTTCAACTGATTGGGTATGGGCTTGGTGATACTTTCTATGGATGGATTGTCACATGCAGGGAAGATTTGGATGTAAACTACGCCATGGGGCGTCCTGATAAGGTATTGGCCAGAGGTTACGTTGACTTGAGAGACGATTCAAAAAAGTATTACACTTTTGACGGCAGTTCCTTATCGTTTACCAAAGTATCAAGTAAAGAATATAGAGTAACCATGCCAACCCAGTGGGGCACAGTTAAAGATGAATATATGGTAATGGTCACTCCGATGATGAGAGTCGGACTTTCATCCGGGACATATTACGTAAGCATCGAAAGTGATACGGAATTCTCCCTGAATTACATGGCATATGGTACCGGTCAGGGAGGTGCTTTCTTCTTTGAAGTAAAAAGAATGGGATTTTATTAGTTATGGACAAGGCAATTATAATCTATACAGCGTTGGAAACATCATTAATAACTATAAATTAAAAACAATTATGGCAGCAGAAGAAGATTTTGTATTAAGCTTTACAGGTGAAGAAACTGACAATCTATTGAAGCATACAGAAAGTATGAAGAATCAGACAACGGCAGATGACGGTGAAACGGTACAGGTGTACGATACAAATGGCGTGCCGCATAAGGTGTCGAAAACGGAACTTTTGAAGAAGTCTACACTGGCTCTCCCTGCTTTGGAAGACATATCCGCTTTTGTCGCTATTAACGCAGCCGGAAATGCCGTCGGATTGATGACAAAAGAACAGGTTGCGTCAGTTCTGGCGGGACTTATTGGAACAGTAACTGGGGAAAAAGACGGTTTAATGTCAAAATCCGGATTCATAGAAAGAGGGGATATATCAGATGCAAATACCCGATTTTCTGGATTTCTTCGAACTCAAGGGATGCCCAATACCCCATACCCGTCTGAGCATGGTATCTTAGTATCTATTTCAACAAGTTCTGTATGTTTACAGTTCTTTTTGAGAGGTTGGCCTGTCGAATTGTATTGGAGAAGCCTTTGGGACAACTGGAATTCTTGGAACCGAATCGGTTAATCAGCTTAGTTGTCTCCATGCGCTCCAGTTGTTAAGCCCCCAGCTCATTCTTGTATATGAATTACCATCCGAGCTGACAGCTATCTGTGAAGTAGAGCCACCAGCACCATCACGGAATACAATAATATGACCAAGCTCAATTGGATAGTGTTTGGATGATATATCCTGACCATAGCAATATACTGCATAGAACCCTGACTTGGTAAGATTATTAGCATCCGTATTAATATCAACACGGTCTCTGTAAGTGAATGGAAAAGAAATAAGTCCCGCCAGAACTGACGCAACCTGCTCTTTTGTCATTACCCCAACAGCATTTCCGGCCGCGTTAATAGCGACAAAAGCGGATATGTCTTCCAGCTTGGGAAGAGCCAGTGTAGACTTCTTCAGTAGCTCCGTTTTCGACACCTTATGCGGAACGCCGTTTGTATCGTACACCTGTACCGTTTCACCATCTTCTGCTGTAGTCTGTTCCATTATAGCCTTTGCATTGTCCAGAATTTTATCTGTTGTTTCGCCGTCATACCTTGAATCGTATTTTTTATCGTCCATATCGTTTTCAATTTATCATTAAGATTAATAAGATTACTAACACTGTGTAGATTATAATTGCCTTGTCCATCAGCTTGTATAATTGATTAAAAAATATCCGAAATATGGAACCTTAGCCACCAGTAGTATTATTGAATCGCCGACAGCCAAAGTATAACTTTGCACACTTCCGTTCTGGTCGTATATTCCGGCCAACGTGACGTTTTTAGAGCCTGCAAGGCATCTGAAAACCAACATAAGTCCGAAATCAGACGGAAGGCTGCTCATACCAAACATACTTGCGACCTGCGACTCATCCGGAAGGGTCACATTATATGCGCTGCTGGCATATATAAAGAAGATATTATTCTGTGAGAAATCAATCTTGTAGGTGCTGCCTGTAATGTTAAGCCTTCCGATCTTGGTTCCAATAAACGCAGTTGCCATCAGTGGAGCATTGCTTTTCAGCCCATAGTTTTTCGTTCCACCAGATACTTCAATAAACAGCCCATAATTGGCCACGTCAAAACCATATCCGCCATACGTATTCGTCTGATTGTTTATGATTCTTCCCGCAGCTGTAAAACCTGAAGCTGTCGCCGGAACAACATTTTTACCTATTAATACATAAGAGCTTGTGCCACCTACACGAATCATGTCACTATAAATTGACAAACTACCGCCACCTCCGGATGCCGTTGCTTCACTACCGATTCGGCCATTTGCCAGTTCAAATCCTCCGATAGACCCCCTTTCCAAAGATCCATCCGCACCATCAAGATGCTTCACCTTCAGGTTTTCTACGTCTATGTATTCGGCCTTCAGCACGGGACGTCCATTTTTATCAGTAGTAAAAACAGCGATTGGATTACCAGACGTATTGGTTACAAAGAAATTATCTGCATGTACCGTTACAGTCCTATCTTTGACGTTGATTCCTGTATCTTCCAGTTCAAGGCTTATTTCGTCCTTTGCTACCTCTACAACTGATTTACCAGACGATAGCATGAGTTCGCTAAATCTTCCGACTAACTTTCCATCAGACAGACTGAGGTAATTCGTTTGTTCCCTGTTACCGAGATAGGTACGTCCATACACATTGAAGTATCCCTCTTTTTTCACACGGTCGTATCCAATCGTGACTATATCTTTCCCGGAGAGGGAGTAACTGTTGATTCCCTGATAGAAGATAAGAGAAGGCGCACCGTCTCCGTATGCAGACAGCACGATTGCGGACTGGAAATCCGTGTCCGATATGTCTCCAAGTTGTACAACCACATCACCCTCCTTGGGAATATCACTACCTTCGTCACAATGATTCACAGACACTTCTATCCAATTATCACCGACGGCAGTGACTAACCGCCACCAGTAATGATTACTAACATTCTCATAGACTCCGGATTTGATATTGAATGACTGGCTGCGTACCAGGTTACCCACACGGAAACGGTTCTCGATTGCTTTCTCACCATCGTTTGCAAGGAAGTAACAGCGGTACACGGCGCCATGTGCGCTTGGCTGTACGTATGCTCTGCTACCATCTGAATAGTATTTCGCGCTACCATCTGAGTAGAAGAACGGGACCGCATCTATACGCTCTACCTTTGTTATCGTAGCCCGTGCTCCGCTTGCATTGAACATGAAGGAAGCTCCTGCCAGCTCGGTCTCCATTATGCTGAGCAGCTGGAAAATGGCTTTCTTTCGTACATACAGTTTGTCAATCCATCCGACAGAATCACCATTTTCATCGCTATAGAATGACATGCCGGCACCCATCATTCCAGTAACAAAGTCGGGAGATGTAAGGAAAGGAGATATGATACCGCCAAGAAGTTTCATCAAAAACTCCGTACGGTCAGGTGCATCCTTACGAAGATGTGTCTTCAACGATTTTAATGCACTGAATATATTCTTATCAGACGGCGTTTTTTCATCGAACGACCGGATTACATCATATACATATTGTTCAACCTGTCTGGCTACCTCATACCGTAGCGAGTTCAGCGAGTTATCTACCGAGGATTTCCACCCCGACCCTACTTCATCCGAGCAGGTAATCGTAGCCTGGCACAAGTCGTTCAACTTGCGCTGCACCTTGGTAATACGTGTATCCTTGTATCCTCCGGTAGAACCGAAATACTGTTCTGACAGCAGACGCACGTTCCACCCGATGCGGAGCGGAGTTTTGTTCTTTTCGATATAATTCCGGTCAGTGGTTCCGGTGTATTTGTTCGGGTCAAAGCTGTAGGTATTCAGATAGTCATCTACTGCCAGCTTGTATGCCTGTTCCGCTGCGGTGATGTATTCCTGCGGCATGGCGAAGTTCCATGGTATATACTTGTCACCTGGATTTGGTATAATCACACCTCCAGGAATCTGAGTCGCATCATCCGGATATACGTTGATGATTTCCCACTCCCGTGTGTCTTCATGCCATGCCGCCTGGAAAGAACCGTCAGTTCCACGTCCTGCCAGCTCGCCAGTCTGGAACTGTAACATATAGTCCAGATCCGGAATCTCGTAGTCTTTCGGATTCCAGTTCATTCCATTATCTTTGAAGTAATATACGGTGTACTTCCGTCCTTCCTCGCTGGTTTTATCTTCCGTACGTACAGATGAAACAGTACCTACATACTGAGGATATATCTCAGCAAACGCAGCTTCTTCCGTTTCTTCCTTCACTCCATATAAGTCTACATTCTTGTCCACATATATTTCCCGGCTTGGAAGTTGCAGACGGGAATACCCGTACTTTGTCGCATCAATATTGCGTGTGCTGCCCAACGGGAACAGACGGGTAAAGAATTTCACTTCCCCGTTATCTTCCTGTGCCAGATTGGTAAGTCCCTGAAGGTAGGCAAGCTCCACCACTTCCCCACGTTCAGCCTTGCAGAGATTAATCACATAACCGTCTGCCCACATTTCCGTTTCGAATGTGGCGGCGATGCCGTTGCTGCCGAAAGCCGCATCCCAGCACTTCACATTCCGGTAATCAATCACCTTGTTTTCGGCTGTAATCACCGTTCCGATGCTCCACAGGTTCCCACCTGCACGACGGTTCATGTTATCAATCCAAAGCTGAAGGTGTTCACGAGGCCAACCGTCGTAACTGAATTCAGACGTGGTTCCGCCTTCCTGGAACAGCATCAGTGTATCTTCCGCATCATGTATCGGTGCATAGAACTTCACGCTGTATTCATAAGTCTGTGTGTTCTTTTGTTTCGGACGATAGCCTGACTTTACCTTGTAGCGAACTCCTTCCACCTCGATGTAGTCATCCACATCCAGCGGCACATATTCGGTATGGGTGAAGGATGCAGATACGCTGCATTCTCCACCTATTTCTTCCGTAACACTGGAAGAAGAGTTCGGGCTGGCTGTCAGTCGGAGGTTGTTGGCTTTATCGTATATTTTCAGTTCCATTTAAACAGTGTTTAATCAATTACTAAATAGAAGGCTGCGGCTCCATGAATTTTACGGAAAACAGCACATAGAACCGGTCTCCTTCGTAACTTTCGTACCATTCCGGATCTGCCGGCATATCCTGGTAAACCATATTGTAGGTTCGGTAATTCTTCACGGAGATTGCAAGCATACCCGACGTGATGAGCGTCATCATGCGCTGGTATTTGTCCAGCCGGTCGGATGCGGAGTTTCCACGAAGCCAGAACTGCAATGTACGTTCGATGCTGCTCAGCTTCACGTTTGGGTTCTTAGGAAGCTCTACCCCATTCCGTTCGCGAAAGTCTACGGTGGTAATATCCTTTGCCTTGGGAATGCGAAGCAAGGCATCCATATTCACGTGTCCGCCTTCTTCCGTCTCTCCCAGGAAAGCACCGTATTCCGTCCATGCGTCTGTTCCGTTGATTAAAAGAAATCCTGTCAGGTCCACTTTTCAGTTAATAATTAATAGTTAAAAATTAAAAGCTACTTCAGCTGTATTCCGTTCAATTTCATATCACTTAAAATATCGTGTATCTCCACCAGGTGTGCCGTATGTCCGGCTATGGTGGCCAGCGTCTGGCTGTCCTGCTTCTGCGTGTTTCGGATTTCCTGCACAAACTTGTCAGTATTTGCCAGATGCGTCTGCATGTTTCGTCCTATTCCTTCAAAGGTGGATATGCTGTCCTGGCTCATCGTGGTGAGCGCACCGCTGGATGGGCTCTGGCTGCTTCCGGAATCCGCAGATGAAGACCATCCGAAAGCATTCATTATCTGTTCTCGTTCGGCGAGCATATCGTCTACAATACTCTGATATTGATTGCGTAGCATTTCAGCTTCTTTTTCGTCAAGACCTTTGTTTATCTCTGTTTTACCATGTGAAAAAAAACCTGCCTTAGAAGGATCATACACGATAGTGCCATCTGCCGCTTCTTTCGCCCATGAGTCATATAAGCTCTGAATTCTTTCTTTATACTTATCCGCAACCATTGAGGAGAATATGGCGTTCTGAAGGTATTTTTCGAAATTGTCTGCAAAATCCTGGTTGGTAGCATCCAAATCCGACAGCATGCTCACAAAGCTGTCACGGAATTCATCAAAGCTTACCCCGGTAAATGCTTCTTTCTCCTGTTCGGCAATTTCCTTTAACTGTTCGCTGTACTTGTCTATATTCTCTATGTATGTCAAAAACTCAGAGTTGACAGCGGTCAGTACCGACACAAACTTTTCATCCTGTAGAACTTTACCGATTACATCCGCATCCAAATTAATTACGTCACCAAATTCACGTATATTCTCTCCTGTTAATTGTGAAAGTCTTGCCCAATCCTGCGCACTCATTCCACGGTTAACCCGGTATCCAAGAGAGTGACTACCGATGCTTGCACCGCTTCCAGAAAGAGAATGCATCAGCTGACGTTGGCGTTCAATCTGCACATCTACCAGTTTCTTCGCTTCTTCGGCTGCTTTCTGAGCTTCTATTCCGTAGTCGATGTCAATGTATTGCTGTTTCTTCGAGATAAGCGAATCCCATATATCAATCAGCCCTTCATACTTTGATTTCAGGTTTTCATACCCGGAATAATCAGCACCTCCGAAACCAAACAGTCCGGCTATCGTATTGCCTATTCCAGTCAATATACTAACTGACCCTGTAATAGCACTGAATGGTTTTGTCAAATCAATGCTTTCCAGTCCACTCATTACCTGACTGACTCCGTTCAATGTCTCACTCACCGCTTCCGGAACTTTTACGCCAAAGTTTCCTAACATATCCACTATGTCGTTTCCGGCATTGACGATTGCCATTCCTTTCTGTCCGATAGAATTGGCCGCATCCGTCAGATTCTTCTGTGCACTGTATCGTTTATCCTGAGCAGCACAAAGTCTTTCCTCGGCTTCGGCCTGAGTAATCAGCTTACGTGTAAGGGTTCCGGTTGCTTCGTCATATTCTTCCACGATAACGCTTCCGCCTACTTGTGCCTGTTGAAGAAGGTTCTGAGCAGAACGTACCTCATCCATCGCAGACTTGTAATCTTCGTACCCCTTCTTCATTGTTTCGAACGGGGAACGGTCGGCCAGTTCGGAGTCGATATCCTTGAAAGCATCCATTACCTCCTTGAACGATTCGGGGCTGATGTCATCGCCTATTCCTTCCAGGTATTGTTTCAGCTTCTCACGAAGGCTTTCCAGCGTATCAGTAGACACACGCTCCAGGTCACCGAAAATCTTGTCCCAGTCCATCCCTTTCTTCATTTCCTCAAAGTCCAGGCTGGCCAGCTTGTCGTCACGTTCACGGGTTAATACGTCGGCCTCTCCTTCTGTTTCCGCAGCGGCAATCTTCCGGGCGTAATCCATTGCGATGGCCAGACGTTTCTCCTGATACGTCCCGTATTGTTTATTGTAGTCGATAAGGCTCTGCGTGGCCTTGTCGCGATATTCCTGTTCAATCTGATATATCTTTTCGTTATACACCTGTTCTGCCAGCATACGGTTGGTGTTCGCCGTATTTTTAACATCGTCGTACTGGCTCTGTGGGATATTGTCACCCTGCTTTCGTGCCTGATCCATTTTTGCAAGCATATCCCGTTCCTGCTTGTCAATGTCAGCCACAGACTCATCGTATTCCTGCTTGGCCATTGCCATACGCTTGGCAATACCTTCCTGCATAATCTGTATGCGGAGTTTTTCCGTAGTCTGCTGTGCTTTTACGCGGGCATCGGCAAGCTGGAAGGCGTAGTCGGTTTTCTCTTCTTTCTGCTTTTTGGAGCTACCAGAGAAATCAGTGGTGTAAGCCGATGTGTCTATCTGTTTGACTATACCCTCTACTGTTTTGTTGTTCTTTGCAATTTCTTCAGAATACTTCTTTATATTTGACATACGACGCTCGTATTCTTCAATCAATTTTCCTTCCGCTGTATTGCTAATCCATGATTTTGCAGCACTATCTACAATGAAACTTCCTTGGTTTACCTTACGATAGTTTTCCCACATCTTATCACGTTCTTTCAAAGCGGCTTCGTATGCAGTTCTATTTTGATTTGTCCAATTTGTATCAGCATTAATACCACGTTGCAACTGAAAGTTTCTCTTAGAATAATCAGCTACAATATCTTCTGCAGCCTGCGCCTGACCTTTACGTATAATTGCCTTTGTCAGTTCATCGTACGCAGATGCGGCATTCCCCGCTAAAATGGCTTCATTGCTTAGTTTACCGAAATAATCTGGATACATTTTTTGAAGCTCATCTACAGCCTTATTCCTTTCTCTCATTGATTTTGATGTATCCTGGCTAGCTGTATAAAGAATTCTAAGTTTTGCAGACTCTTCAGAAGCAGCTTCTCCTCCTTTTCTTCTGGAAGTGTTCAATGATTCCTGTAGCTGTTGAGTTTCTGATAGTTCTTTTTTTACTTTACCAAGGTTCTTAACCCAATTACCAATTTCTTTTCCATATACAACACCCAATGAAATTAGAGCGATTAAGGCTGTCTGAGGGGAAAGCAATGCTTTTCCTAGCTGTTTCCATACCGGCACACCCTTTTGTCCGGATGCAGCAAGAAGTTCGTTCTGCTTTCGCACATCGGCAATGGCATCTGCCAGCATAGGAAGGTTGTTGGAGATAGCGAGGATAAACATCTGCGGCCCCATGGCCAAAGATGGCAGTTCTCTTGCTACCTGGCTGAATTGCATCTTCAGGTTGTTTGTCTTACGGGTAACCGCTTCTGTGTCGATGTCGATGGAAGGTGTTTTTGCAACCTCCTCTTTTGTTTTCTGCAAGTCTTTCAGACCGGCCTTCAATCCGTTAATTTGACCGGTCAAGGCCTGTACGTTGGCCGCTTCCTGCGTGTAGCTTTTTCCGGCTTGCTTGTTCGCTTCAAGCTGCTTGATCTGTTCGGCACGTACCTGCTTCAATGCGTCAATCAGTTTCATAGTCTGATTTTCCACATCATCCACATTCTTACCCACGCTCTGTAGTCCGGCCTTGGTCAAGTCTTTCATGAATATTTCCAGTTCAACGGGTACTGCCATGATTCCAATTTATAATGATGAATAATCAGTCCTTTACCGCATAATTGGTAAAGAACTCCATCGGGTTCATTCCCTTTGTCTGATTGGTGTTTTCTGTTGTTTGTGTGCGACTGTTTCTTTGTTTTTCACGTTCCTCCATTTCACGGATTTGCTGATTCAAGTCCGGTTTCTTCGGAGGAACCCAGTGAGGCATGTCTGCCATCATGAGCTGAAGTGTAACTACATTTACCTTATCCAGAATGTAGTCAATGCTCCATCCTGTTTCCGTGGCAATCTGACCTACTACGCCGAAAAGGCTATGCGAAGGTTCTGTATGTCCCTTCTTTAACTCCTCGTTTCGTTTTCGCTCTCGTTCCGGCTCGCTAAGGGCTGCATCTTGTTCAGTGCTGCTGCCGATGCGATAATAATCCCGAAAGACGTGGTAGATGTACTGTTCAGCACCTGCCGCCAGGCGGCTGCAAGTTCATCGGGTGTCATCAGTTCACGTAGCATCCAGGCCACTATGCGGTTCAGCATTCTTCCCAGTACAGGACCTCTCACAATTCCGTATGCTACAATGCGGCTGATGTCCTTTCCATGCAGGAAGACAAACCGGATACGCTGGTCCAGGTCGTATGCATCATATTCTTCCGGAGTCACCCCGATTCGGAGATAACGCTTGCTGATCCGGATCAGGCTGCGGGTTGTAGGTGTCTTCATCGTAATGCGGAACGGACGTTTCCGAAGTACCGTATGAAGCGGCAGGCTGATTCCCCCGTCACTGAGGGAGATGCCTGCCAGCAGTTCAATATCTTGTGCATTCATCATGCCTTAGCGTCTGCGGTTGTGTCAGATGTGTCGGGAACCACACCGGGAGGATAGATGCGGTAACGTCTTTCCTTGCCGTCGGTCGTTTTCAGCATATCCACACGGATACCCATTGCCAGCACATTCTGCATGTTGATACCATTCTGCCATCCGTTACGGCTCAATCGGGAGTTGAATACACGGAAACTGTGGCCTGAATGCATAGTGATAGTCAGTACGCCATTGGCTACCATCTTTGTCGGTGGTGTATAAGAGCCGTCAGCTTCGGCTTTTCCACCGAACACATTCACCATGTTTTCCGCATTCAGCTGGATAAGGTTCATTGTGAACGCATCGCTTCCCGGATTGGTCATGATGCTGTCTACCGGTCCGTCTGTTACTTGTGCGGCCATCACATCCATAAAGGTAGGCGCATTTCCTGCCGGCTGCATTCCGTTTTCATCCAACCAGCCCAACGTCTTTTCTTCACCTCCTTCTCCGGAAGGCTTGAAAGTCACTTTCGCCACGCCGTACATCAGTCCGTTGCTTGTATCTGCCATAATATTGTCGTTTTTAATCGTGTTTTAAATATCGTTTAATCAGTTGCCAGATAAGGAAAATACCCAGCAGGGTCAGGGCTGTTCCTGTCAGCCATCCCTGCGCTCCCGGGCGTGTTTCCTTCACTTCATTGCTCACAGTTTCATCACGTATGCGGTGGTCGGTTTCCGTACGTGTTACGGTTACCTGTCTTCCTGTGCTGTCGGCTGTAGCTGTGACGTTCACGCCACCTTCTCCGTCCGATTGTATGTCAATATTCAGACCGTCGTTCCGATAGCTCAGCCCAAATCCGGCAGGAAGTTTACTCAGGTTCAGCCACTGCTCCGCACTCACCGAGCAGG